GCGTCCGTTAGGGGTAATAGATCTAACCAAATTTAGGACAAGATGTCTAAACAGGTGCTGAACCTTCAAGGTTTGCTGCTCAAAATAATACATCCACCCAGTGGGTGGTTCTTAATTTTAATAAAACTTGAAGGACCCTACTAATTTGCTGTAGGGTGACCACACACTGTCATAAGCGACATATTTCTACGACATTCATACACTTTACACATATACATGAAAAGAAGAGAAATTTTAAGCGGATTGGGACCTAATAATTTTAGGTGCTCCAACGAGATATCCAAAAGAAAAATCGTCAGCTGCGGCAGTATATAAACGGAAACTGCCAATGGAATTACGATAAATTAAATTGGGATTGGCCCCGAAGGCACTTGCTGATTCAAAAACAGTAAATGGTACTTCGGAGTCTTCCAGAGTAAAACCTTGATAGACATCAACGGTTGAACGCTGGACAAGAGGCCCCTTATCATTCCCCAAATCCCCTTCTCCTACAACAGAGATGGGAAGGGTGGAATAATAAGGAACTTCAAATTCGAGACAATTATTCAAATCTGGCATTTGAATATGTTCAAATAAAGAATTTTGAGGTGGACGTTGCCCTGCGCGTAAAGTAGGCGCCGCAACAACGTTATCTTGTTTGCCAATAGAATTCCTAGATACTATATAAGGGATAGATGACCTGGTAAGATTCGCTTCAGAGCTAGACATCATAAAGTTTGGATCATTGTATGTCCAGGTGGCAGTACCGGAGTTGTAAACTGGAGGTGGAGCCAAACTAGAATTAGAAGATTTTGTCTCCTTATTAGGCCCCAACCACATTTTATACCTCTTGCCACCACGATAAAATCTATACAAGTAGGAAATGTAATGCAAAGGGGCTACGGGAGACATCTTACGTGCAACGAGACAAGGCAAGTCTGATATCGACTGATCAGTAGGATCAATGGTCACTGGCATGTCACGAGTGATGTAAGCTAGATCGTTGATATCTTTCTCCCCAAAGTATGCAGGATCTATACGAATAGAATTGATACAATATTGCTCTGTGGTATTATTAGCCAACATAGGTCCGGCGATACTCTTCTGAGTGAATGGAAAAGAATTAACAGAAAAAGGTTGAGGATAACCAATAAACATAGGACCAAAGCGTTTAATCAACTGTCTCAAACTCGTGATCTTTTCACCAATAGTCAGAGAGCATGCAGAAAGAGATCCAGGAGTGATATCGGCGAACAAAGATACACTATTATCATTCATTTGCTCTTGATGATCAATAGCCTGTGTAGTATCCTGAAACACTTGAGCCTCAAAATCTGGCAATTCGTCTGCTGTCACTGTATACCTAATCTTATAATCACCAAAATCAGGAATAGCAAACTCCAAATCAGGTGCACCAGAAATCCAGGGAAGAATTTTAACTGTACCTGTCACTAAATTGCTAGTACTCTTAAGTCCAGTTAAAACTTCAATTCTGAGATCACCAATGGCAGACTCAGAAAAATCACCAGCAGTAGTACCAGATGGAGTTACTTCAATAGGCATCCAAGGACGATTACTCACATATGGAATAGTAAATTCAATATCTGAAGCACAAGATAAATCCAAGATCCAATTATAGCAGCTTTCAGAATCAACAGGAAGTGTTGACAACGAAGTACTACCACGTGGGATAAAAGTAAAGCGAAGTCTGCCAGAATGAAAAGCTGTCTTGGCAACAGAAAATCTGTAATGAAGGCCACCTCTCCACAAATTAAACATTGAGGAAAGAAACGCCAATGTGGTACAATTGGCGGTGGCACTATTCGTTGTAGCATCACAAAAACCAGGCTGAACAGGATAAACAGCTAAGATAGACCCAACTGCATTACTACTGGTCCACGAAACTGGAGAGTTAGTAAAGACACAAGATTTGCGTTTCACGAAATCAATATCCATTTCATCAACATCTGATGAGAAGACTCCT